AGGAATTGTGGTATTTCCATATATTACATTATCATTTGCAAATAAACTTTCTCCATCTAAAAATATTGAAGTTACCGAATCAGTTCCGGAATTTAAATATTTTACATATATTGTTAAATTTTCTACAATATCGCTATCTGAAGTAAGTGCAACAAATTGGACAGATACAGTAACTCCTGATGTTAATCCAGTTATAGTTTTTCCAATTAAATTATTAATGTAAATTGAAATGTCAACTCCAAGATTTGTTGCATTTAATTTTACTGCAGAAAATTGGTTATCATAAGTAAGAGCACCAGGAAGAACCATCGATCCTTCTTTAAAACTATAATTTGCTAAAGACTCTACTTGATTCTGTAAAATAGACTGAAGAGTTGTTAATTCTCTAGTTTGAACTGGTTTTCCTGGATTAAAGAGGACTTTATAAAAATCTTTATTTTTGTCAAAATCATCATAATATGGACTGATATTTAAGTTTGTTTTTTGTGACATCTTTTTTAGAATTCCAGAATAATTTTAACGTCTTCTTTTTGTCTTGAGTCTCTTTGGACTTCAGGTCGATTATCGATATAAATTATATCTCCCGTCTTTTTATTTATCTCTGGATTTGCAAGACCATTTGTAAACTCAACTCCCAAATTAATTAATTTGTTTCCAAGATTTATAGTGCTGGTATTATTTAAAGTGGTGTCAACGGTTGCTGAATTTCCATCAATACTAATTTGACTTGAAGAATTAAATGGTACAATATTTTTTGCAATAGAAGTTTGGCTTTGATCTACATTATTGCCAAAAGATAGTGATCTATCTTGATAATATTTTAGTATTTTAGTTTCAGTATCGAATGATGCAACATAACCTTCTGCAATTAATCCATTACCTTGATTTTGAGTTATCTTATCTCCAACATTTATACTTATTGAAGTTGTAATCCCAATAGAATAAAGAGAGGAAAAATTTCCTCCAGTAAAAGTAATTCCTACTCCTGAAAATGTTTCGGGATTTTTTATAATACCAACTTGAGAAAATTTAGTATCTGTAGGAAAGTCTTTAGTCGAATCATCAAATCTTGCGTATATTAATACTTTATCAGTACCTAATTCCTTGTAAATGTCATATCCATGTCCTTTAGAAGGTGGAATAATAGGTATTAATTTTGCACCTGTTCCTGAACTGGAATTTAAATTTACAATTCCATAAGTATATCCCTTACCTCCAGAAGTAACTACAACACTTGTTATTTCTCCATTAGTTGTTGTTATTGAAACTTCTCCTCCACTTCCATCACCCAAAATAGATGCTGTAGTATCAACATATCCACTTCCACCACTCTCAATATATACCTTCTTTATTTGATTATTTTGAATATCTGAATTTCCACCATCTCTAATCCTTACAATTTCATTATTTAAACTATTTTCCCAATTATTGGGAACAATAAAATATTCTGTAGAGTCAAACTTAATGATATCCGAAGGAGAAATTGTAAAAAGATATTTCCATCTATATCCATCAGATCCTACTGTAGGAGGTTCAATACTAGTATCAACTGGTTTAAATAAAGATCTTGGAACATTAGTAGGATTTTTTCCTGAAGTACCATTCTCTAAACATATGTAAACTTTAAATTCATCAGTAATTACATAATAATTGGAATTATATAAATTAAAAACTTTAGAAGATGGTGCTTCAGTATACTCACGATAGTCATGTCTGTACATGTCATAAGAAGTGTTCGAAATCCAATCAACTCTTTTTACAACTCTTCTAACATTTTCTGAAGTTATTTTTTTTCCAAACAAAGAAGTATCTCTATAATGAGACAGATATTGAAAATTATCGATTGGATTATTATTAATACTAGTATTCCAATCGGATGTTCTTCCAAATCCAGGATTTGGAGTAGTTGGATTTGATAATCCTAAAAAAGCATAATAAGAATTATCATTTATAGACTCTACAAAGGAATTGGCATTCAATATTCTAAATTGATCTGTTACGAATGCGGCCATATTAATAGTTTTTTATATATTTATAATACAATCTTAGGAAGTGCTCCAGTTTTTCTAATACCAATACCTCTTCTTTGAATTGTTGGGTATGTTGATAATCCGGATACTATTTTTCCAGTAACTCCAATTGATATTGGATTTGAAGATCTTGTTCCACCAGATAATCTACCCCATGAATATTTGCCTATAGGATTTAATATATTTCCGTTAGTGTTAATTCCAATAATATTAGAGTCTGATTTTACGTTACAAGTAAGAATTCCAATATTATCAATATTAGACCAATCCGAAATATAGTAAATATTATCTAAAAATGTTGTTCCAATACCAACAATTGCAGAATCAGAACTATCAATTGATGTTACTCCGGTTCCAATTTGAGTATCGTAAATGTAAATAGGATATCCAGTCGATATTCCCGAAAAAGGTGTGGAATTGGAATCATAAATTTCAAATTTATGTGCTAATGAATTTCCACCTATTCCTGTAGTTGTTGTAATACCAGTTATAATTCCAGAAAAACCACTAATATTACTAAATCCAGTTATAGATTCAATTGATCCAGATACTTCAGTAGAAATTCCATTAATAACTATAGCGTTAAATGGAAGAGAATCATCACTAAATCCAGGAGTATCAGTTTCATAACCAAATAACTCTGAATTATCAACAAATATTTCAGTATCAGTTGTTGATATATCCTTTATAATTCTGGATGTTGGGAATATGAGAGGTTCTATTGAATCTCTTGTTTTATAAGTAAATTGTCCATTAATTTTTTTACTTGTTTTTTGTTTTGTCCAAGAAATTGGTCTGAATTTTACTTCATTAATCCCAAGACCAGAATACTTATCAGTTTCTAGTTTATCTGAAAATCTTATATTATAAATGGTTCTCTCATCTTGAGTTGAAATGTCAGAATATAAATTGCTACTTTTAACTTGAAGAATATCACAAATTTTTAGAGTTGATGTAACGTCTACAAATTCTGTATCAATATTACCAACTCCTTTATAGAAGTAAATATCTACTACATCTTCTGGTTTTGTTGCTTCTGTGAATAAAAGTGAAGTTCCTCCTTCGAATTGATAATTTACTGTAGGTTCTTGCAGAATTCCATTTATAAAAATTATAAGTAAATTGGAAATATTATTTTCAATTTCTGAACCAGACTCAGGTTGAAAACTGGTGAGTTCTCCATTATAAAATATTGGAAATCTAGTTCTAGAACCATCTTGAAGTTGTTTTATAGAATCTAAAAAGTCAAGTTCGCCAAATTACCAACCAGAAAAATTATCAGTATAAACATCTTCTACTGTGATAGTAAAATCCGATATTGGTGAAGAAAGACTAGAATCTGTGACCAATCCAATAGGTTTAAATATATCTCCTTTTTTAAAATTAAATCCAGATCTTGAGAATTTAAAATCAGTTACTTCAAAGTAAGTTGATCCTATTCCTGTAGATCCTCCAAGTTCAACATCAACTAATAAACCGGAACCTGCTTCAGTCGTATTACCGATACCAGATCTAAAGACACCAACTATAGGCAAATTTTTGTAAGATGGATCTGATACAAATATTTTTGGATTTGTGTATCCAGTTCCCCCAGATCCTACGTTGAAAGATAAAGTTCCTCCAACACCAATGGATGCTGATATTGAAGCAACATCTCCAACATGCCCTTCTTCATAAACACTTATTCCAATTGAAACTAATCCATTATATCCAGATCCAAGATTGTCTGTTGTTCCAAATCCAACAGATACAATAGATCCTCCAGCACCAACAACAGATGTTACTGAAGCACCTACAAGGGGAGCAAATCCAAGTCCAGGACTAGATCCATATGAAACAATGATACCACCTCTAGGAAGTTCATTTAAGTTTGCATCATAATCTGAAGTTATATAATCTAAAGGATTATTTGGATTTGAAATTCCAGAAAATGTTATAGAAGATATTCCAGAAACTAAATCTTCAGAAATAATATAATTGGATATATCTGGATTATTATCTGTTTTTGGTGATTGGTAGGAATCATTAACTAAAATTAATCCATTACCACCAATAGTTCCAATTCCTGTAGTATTTGCACCACCCACTCTCAATGAAAATGTTCTACCAATTCCTGTAAATTCATCAGATAAATCATCATAAATTTTATTACTTGAATAGTTAGATTTCAAAAATACCCTACCAGTAAATGATGATTTTGGTGAAGATAAATTAAGTTCTGATTTCAAATTTTCTGAATTCCCCAATAGAGGTTCTGAAAAATAAATTTTGCTATCTACAATATTAAATGATCCTTTATAAACTCTTGCTGTACTATAATCTAAATGAGTTGATGCTGAAGATCCAACAAATCCTCTATCAACTTCTACCAAGTTTATATTTCCATTATTTGTAATTGGTCCTAAATTGTTGTTCCAAATCCAACATTAACAACTTTCATATACTCATCATCTACTAACAATATATCATTAGGAACTATTGTTGATATTCCACTCAATGATATAATGTTGGTATCCAATTCAACTTGACCTCCTACATTTCCAATAAGATCATGTTTTATTTTTGTATATGCTAATGGATATTGAATTAAATCATCAATAGTAATAATACACTTAGAACTTCTTTCTTTCATAGTAAATTTATGAGCATTTCCTACTCCTATAGAAGTGAAAGTTGTGCCAATACCACTTTGTGCATCTGTAAGTGACGTTGCAATTTTAAAAGTGTCTTCAGTTAATTTGATTGCATAAACAGTAGAAGGCAAACCACCACTAGGAGTGGTGATCGAACTAAATCCAACTCCAAAAAATGTTGAATTTGGGGTGTAAATTAATTCTTCACCTGTCCTAAAGAAGTGATTTTTAATAGTAAATATTCCTGTAGTTGCTGCTAATGCTACAGAATTGGGATTAAATTCTTTCGAAAAAATAGGTGTTTCATTATTTTTTAAAATAAAATCTGATTTGATAAGTTTTATAATTTTTTCGTCAACTTTTTCAACTATAGATCCATAATTTAAATTTAAATAATCATTAACAGTATCTAATTCAGTATATAAGTTCTCATTTAATACTTCAATTTCAATTTGTCCCGTCTTATCTACATCTGGATAAAATTTAATGATAACATTATCCCCAGATATCTCACCACCAAAAGTTCCTATTCCAGAAAAATCATCTAGAGAATTATTATTGGATGCTGAAAGAAATGGTAGTTGTTGAGTATATACATCAGTTCCATTATGAGCAATAATTATTTGATGAAGTGCTTTTGTGGAACCTATACTTACTTTAACTAAAGATTTTGATGTATTAAAAGTATTTTTATCGATAGTATTAATAGTAGTTGATGCTGCAGAAACTGTGGATGTATAATTTGAATCATATATTGCACTTCTTTCACTACCATCAAATAATTGTCCAGCAGCTTCAAATCTATAAGTTCCTATTCCAGATGATGTTGTACCAAATCCAACTATTCTTGATTTTATTTCAATAGAATTTGGTGAATTATTTTCATGTGATACAGATAAAATTCCACTATCCAAGTTTGCATAAAAAGTCCCTATCCCACTAGATGAACTTGATATTAATGAAGTATCACTATAATACTCTGATAAGAATGTATCTACACCATTATGAACAATATATAAACGAACATATTCCATTTCATTTGTAACTTTGTCAATAACTTGGGAGTTGATATAAACAGATTCAAAAATATTAGAATTTAAAGATATAATTGTAGTAGTTCCAATACCAACACTAGAACCTTCAATAACTTCTGAACCAATTAAATCTATAAAACCAATAGATACTCTATCTGTTTGAATACCAGTGCTCCCAGTATTTTCAAATGTTTTTTTAATTAATTTTATATTATATTTTGTATCTAAGGAAATCTGATCATTTGGTTTAAATACTAATTTGGCATTTTCAGAAATTTCATCATTCTCTAAATCAAAACTTCCATAAAGATCATTTTCGAAATTTAAATTTGTAGATCCCGAAGTAGTAATAGATTCATTCTCAGATATAAATGTTCCTTTATCATTACTCAAAATAGTAACATCTGTTAATTGAACTTTAGTATCATTATCTGATGTTACTCTAAGTAAGAAATTATAATATGTTTCATTTTCTAATTGTTCTATTGTGAAAAATTCTTGATTTTGTTCAACAAAATTTAAAAATTGATTACTAATATCGTCAATTTTTAATACATTTAAAGTATTTTTTAACTCAATAAAATCTTAGAGTATCGTATTTTTAAATTTTAAAAATTTTGATTTAGAATCATTAACATCTACGTCTAAAACTTTATCAAAATTATTAATAGTATAAGAATATTTTTTATCAATAATATTTTTTGTAATTGAAATATTATTGGTAGAAGTAGATAATCCTGCACTAGTATTTTTCTGTATTTGAGTATCAGCAAAGTTTTTTAAACCGCTTATATGAACCAAATTTTCAACTGGAGACTGCTGATCTTTATATGTTATTGGACTTTTTATGGAATAAGATAAATTTTGATAATAGTCGTTATCAGCAATAACTTGAAAATTTTCACTTAGTTTTCCAGTATCATTATCCCAACCAATATTTTTTAAATAAGAATATTTAACATCAAACATTGCATTATTTAAATTTACAGATTCTATAGTTGCAATAGTACCAGAATCCTCACCTACTATTATTTCTCCAACTGACAATTCATATAATCCACTAACTTTTAAGTCATTTTTATTGCTTTCAGATACAATTAAATCTCTAATTATTCCATTAGAAGATAATTTTTCACCAACAAAAAAGTTTAATTCTTCTAGAGAAAAATCGAATAATGGATAATCATTTTTATTAATTATGGAAGAAGTAAAAAATTGATCTGTTTGTGCAATTCCAGTATTTGTAGTTATGTCAGAAATATCAATTGTTACTCTATCATTAACTCCAGTATTATCGTAATTACTCACTTTGAAAAATTTATATCCATAATCTGATGAATTAAAACCATCACCATCAGAACTATTTTTTATAATTCCTTCTACAAAAACACTATCTCCTATAGAAAAAGGTTGAGAAGTAAAGTTAGATGATCCAAAATTTATTGGTGTAGATATAGTACATGTAAAGATACCAGAATTTGATGATTCTACTTTTTCAATAGAAATACCATTACTATTATTAATAGAAATTATTTCTACATTTCCATCTGGAACTCCTTTTGGTTTTACAACCACTTCTGTAGAAAAAATTGAGGATTCTAATAATATAGGTTTAATAAATCCAGAATTTATTACATTCCCACTAATAGAATCTACAATTATTAAATTCGGTTCAGATATATAACCATTTCCACCATTTATTACAGATATATTATCTATAGTTTTCGAATTTTTTATTTTAATTGTTGGGGATATATTTGCTTTAGGTCTAAGAGTTGTATCGGAAGAATATATGAAATTATCATTAATAATTCTAGTTTCCTTTATAGATCCAATTTTACTTGATTTTAAATTTACTTTTAAGTTTTTACCTAAAGAAGAACTTGTGGATTTAATGACTGGAAATTTTTTATATCCTGATCCAGAAGATAAGATATTTAAATTTTTGACTGGACCGGATGGTGAAGTTGATGTTGTTGAGTACTCAAGAATATCACATTCTTCCGATGAATAAGAAATTCTTTCAGGTTTTTTTTGTAGGTTTATATTAAATGTCGTTTCTCCTATTTCACTAATGACATATGAATTGTTATAATCACTATTCACAAAGTTTATTCTAGAATAATTTTTAGTTTCGATATCAGAAGTAACTAATTCTCCATCTTTCCCTAAAGTATAGAACAATTCTTCAGGAATTTGTGTAGTATAGTTTAATGTTAATGATGCAGTAGATGTTACTCCTACTGTTCCAACTCCAGATACACTAAAAGTATCTGTGGATCCAGTAGAAACAAATTCATTATTAAATTTCTCATCAGTATAAAGTTTAAATTCATATCCAGATAAAGAAGAATCTGATAGATCAAATACTAAATTATTATTTTTAACTGGTTGTAACTGTGGATTAATTAATGATATTGTTTGTGAAGAACCTCCTGTAGAAGCAAAAGATACCACTGTTGGAGGATTTTGTTGTGAGTCGAAATAAGTTTCGCAAAATTTAATAATATTGTCATTAACTTTATAAACAAAATATTCATTATATCCACTATCTTCATAAAGAACTTTATCACCAGTTTCTAATTCATGATTGGTAATTGTAATTTCATTAGTTGTAGTATTAATTCCTGTGGAGTTGAATCCAATTGGATTGACTACGATATTATCAATTTC